GAAGTACCAAATAACAGCTTTACTCAACCGATGAGAGACAAGTTAAGTGAAGCTGTAAAAGAATTTGATGCAATCCTTAAACCAAACGGTAAAATTACCTTTCTTGGTACACCACAAACAGAACAATCTTTATATTTAACTTTAGAAGAAAGAGGATATACAACACGCATATGGACTGCACGTTATCCAGAACTTAAAAATAACTATGGTGATAGATTAGCTCCTAAGTTAGCTCAGAGCCTTGCAGAAGAGCTTGTAAAGCCTAAAGATCCTGTTGACCCAGAAAGATTCTCATCAATAGATTTGATGGAACGTGAGGCCTCCTACGGGCGTTCTGGCTTCTCTTTACAGTTTATGCTTGATACATCTCTATCAGACCAGGATAGATACCCTCTCAAACTATCAGACCTAATTATCAGTAGTGTTAACCCTGATCATGCACCAGAAAAGGTAATCTGGTCTTCTTCTCCCGAATATGTAATTAAAGAACTACCTTGTGTAGGGTTTAACGGTGATCATTTTTATCGACCAGCCCAACAATTCGGTGACTGGATTGAATATACAGGCTCTGTAATGTTCGTAGACCCCTCTGGTAAGGGTAAAGATGCCACAGGTTATGCCATAGTAAAAATGTTAAACGGTAATCTATACGTCCCAGACGCAGGTGGACTTAATGGTGGCTATTCTGATGCAGTATTAACAACCCTAGCCAAGATAGCCAAGACTAACAAAGTAAATACCATTCTCGTTGAATCAAACATGGGTGGTGGTATGTTTGCTGAACTGTTAAAACCCTTCCTTATGAGGTATCACCCCTGTGAAGTACAAGACGTTAGGA